ATGGTTTATTTGAATCTATTTGGCAATCTATAAAAGTTAAACGAGGAACTAAAGCTAATGGATTAAAAGCATTTAAAAGAATATTTAAAAATAAAGAAGTACCAGAAAAAGATTTTATTATAAAACAGTTTAATCTTAAATGTGATACTGTTTCAGATAAGCAATATATTCCTCATTTTAGCACTTGGTTAAATTCTGAAGGTTGGACAGAAGAATTAACTAGCGAAGAAAAACAAGAATTTAAAATAGATAATCGTAATCCTTTTAAAAATTTACCTTTATGGAAAAAAGGTATTAAAACTTTAAACGATAGTGATTCGGATATTTTAAAAGCCTATAAAGATGGATTATTAGAAAAAAATCATATTGAAAAACTAAATATTAGTCTACAATGAGGTATGACTGATGAAATTAGAAAGTTTTTTATGACTATCCAAGATGATACAGGTTATTGTGCTATTATACAAATAAGCGGATTTAAAACACAAGAAGAAGCTGACAAGTATATTTATGATAATTATCAAGCTATCACTGGAGAAGTTTTGACAGAAAGGACAACAGTACATTGAAAATTCAAGAAATAGAAATTGATAAAATAATTCCTTATATTAATAACCCAAGAAAAAATTTAAACGCAGATAAAGTTGCTAGTTCAATAAAAGAGTTTGGTTTCCAACAGCCTATAGTCGTAGATAAAGATATGTCTATTATTGTAGGACATACACGCTACGAAGCGGCAAAACGATTAGATTTAAAAACTGTGCCTGTCGTTATAGCAGATCTACCGCCCCTCAAAGCTAAAGCATATAGAATAGCTGATAATAGACTTAACGAGGATAGTGAATGGGATTATAGTTTATTAAATGTTGAATTTACTGATTTGTTAGACAACCATTTTGATCTTGATAATTTAGGTTTTAATAATGATGAGTTAGAAAAATTTATTACAAATACTAAAAATGAAAATTTAGATGATTTTGAAGAAATAGACGATAAACTTGAAACTTCAAAAATGTGCCCAAAATGTGGCTATGAATACGATTAAAAAAGGTATTTCTTTTTTTTCTGGTTGTGGTGGATCTAGTCTTGGTTATAATTTAGCTGGTGTAAAAATTTTATATGCAAATGAGTTTATTCCAAAAGCATATGAAACTTATAAATTAAATTTTCCTAATACTTATGTTGATACAAGAGATATAAGAACAATTAAACCTCAAGAAATATTAGATATTATAAAACTTAAAAAAGGGGAATTAGATTTTTTAGATGGCTCACCTCCTTGTGCGTCTTTTTCTATGGCTGGTAAAAGAAATAAAGGTTGGGGTAAAGTAAAAAAATATTCAGATTCAAAACAACGTACAGATGATTTATTTTATGAATATATTCGTATGGTTAAAGAAATACAGCCAAAAATATTTATTGCAGAAAATGTAGCTGGTTTAATTCAAGGTAAAGCTAAAGGGTATTTTAATTTATTTTTAAGTGAATTTAAAAAACTTAATTATAATGTTAAAGCATCTTTACTTGACGCAAGCTATTTAGAAGTTCCACAAAGTAGAAAAAGAGTATTTATAATTGGCATAAGAAAAGATTTAAACAAACAACCTAGTTTTCCAAAAAAGAAAAAACAAATGATTGTTAAACCAGTTTATGATAAAAATTACCCTATAGAACCAGAAGCATTAAAACTTTCCCCAAGTTATTTACCTTATTTAAGAAATTTAAAAATGGGCGAACAGCCACAAAAAACTTTTTTTAACTTAAAAAGAAATCATTTATACAAACCAAGTTTTACAATTACAGCTACTTATGGGCAAGGTGCTTGTGTAATGCACCCTTATGAAGATAGACATATGTCAATAGCAGAATTAAAAGATATTTGCTCATTCCCTCAAAGTTTTAAATTAATTGGCTCTTATAAAGAAAAAGCAGAAAGATTAGGGAGAAGTGTACCACCTAATATGATGAAGAATATTGTTTTAAATTTAAAAAAGGAAGTATTAAATGAAAATACCTAAAAACTGGACTTTTGAAAATAAAGAGGTAGCAAATAATTTTGATAACCATGTAAGAGAACAACTTCCATGGTATGACCTTGCAACGCAAAGCATAATACATATTGCTAGACATTATATCCCAGAAAATGGTTTAGTTTACGATCTTGGCGCTAGTACAGGTAATATTGGTAATTCTATTAAAAATATTTTATCTGAAAGAAATGCTGAATTTATTGCTATTGAAAAAAGCAAAGAAATGGCGGATATTTACCAATGTGATTATGGCGAATTAATTATTCAAAATATAAAAGATTATAAATATCAACCATTTGATCTTTGTATTTGTTTTTTAACAGTTATGTTTTTAGAACCAAAATATAGAGAAAATTTACTAGATAATCTTTATAAAAAATTAAATACCGGTGGTGCAATAATTATATTTGATAAAATAGAAAGTATAGGTGGCTATATAGGAACAATTAATTATAGACTAACACTGGCAGAAAAAGTTAAGACAGTTAAAGATTATAAACAAATAATAGATAAGGAATTAAGTTTAGAAGGAATACAAAGACCAATAAAGTTTGAACTATTAGAAAAATTTAATTCAAAATTATTCTTTAAGTTTTCTGATTTTGTAGGTTATATAATAGAAAAATAAAAAAACCGACACTCTCGGTATAAGAGGATTACCTTATGGCAAAGAAAAAATATAATATTACAGAAAAACAAGTAGAAGATTTAGCAAGATTTGGTTGTACTAACACAGAAATAGCACAGTTTTTTGGCTGTGATGAAAGTACTATAAGAAAAGGATATTCCGAAATTCTGACAAAAGGAAGAGCAACGCAAAAATTAAGGTTAAGACAATTACAATGGCGTTCTGCTATGAATGGTAATGTTACTATGCAAATATGGTTAGGTAAGCAAATACTAGGGCAATCAGAAACCCCTTTATCAGATGATAATGAGCCACTAGCTTGGTCTGTTGATTAGTGCCATTAACTAAACCGCAAAAAGAAGTTATAACCTGTGATAAAAGGTTTAGGGTTTTAATAAGCGGAAGGCGATTTGGGAAAACTTTTTTGGCTATTAATGAGCTCGCAAAGTTTGGCAGATACCCTAATAAAAAAGTTTGGTACATTTCTCCTAGTTATAGACAATCAAAGAATATTTGTTGGAATATGCTTAAAGATAGAATTATTAAGCATAAATGGGCTAAAAAAATTAATGAAGCTGATTTATCTATTGTATTAAAAAATAGTACCGTCATACAATTAAAAGGGGCTGATAATGAGCAATCACTTCGTGGAGTAGGTTTAGATTTTATAGTTCTTGATGAGTTTGCTGATATTAAACCGCAAGCATGGTATGAAGTTTTAAGACCGACATTGTCAGATACAGGTGGACACGCTTTATTTTGCGGAAGTCCTAAAGGCTTCAATTTTGCTTATGATTTATATACAAGACAAGATCCAGAATGGGCAAGTTTTAAATATACGACACTAGAAGGCGGTCAAGTAAGCCAAGAAGAAATAGAACAAGCCAAAAATGACTTAGATGAACGAACCTTTCAACAGGAATATTTAGCTACTTTTGTTAATTATGCTGGTATTATTTACTATAACTTTGATAGAAATACGCATATCATAGATAGTTATGAAAGAAATTCTAAGGTCATTCATATTGGTATGGATTTTAATATTGACCCTATGGTGGCTGTTGTAAGTGAAAAGGTTAATAATGATTTAATAATTTATGATGAAATACAAATTTGGAGTTCAAATACAGACGAAATGGTGCAAGAAATAAAATCACGATATAAAGATAAGCATATAATTGTTTATCCAGACCCAGCGTCAAGACAACGAAAAACATCTGCTGGTGGTTTTACAGATTTAGCTATTTTAAAAAATGCTGGTTTTGAAGTTAAAGCTAGATCACAACACCCTTTAATTAGAGATAGAATAAACGCTGTTAATTCTAAACTTAAAAATGCTAATGGAATGTCAAGTCTATTTATAACAAAATCTTGTAAAAACTTAATTAAGAGTTTAGAAAGACAGATATACAAAGAGGGAACAAGTGTTCCAGATAAAGATAGTGGCTTTGATCATTTTAATGACGCACTGGGCTATCTAGTAGAGTATTTATTTCCTTTGCGTAGAGAGTTTAAACCAAGCGAACCAACTAGGTGGAGTTAGATGGCAAATTATACAAGGGAATTTTTAACTGCTAAACATACAGATTATGAAGATAATCTAAAGCATTGGAATTTTCACTATAGATCTTACTTAGGCGGAGATGATTTCTCCAATGGTTATTTTTTAAATAGATATATCTTAGAACAAGATGATGAGTACATAAAACGTATTGATTTTACTCCACTAGACAATCATTGTCGTAATGTTGTTCAAATATATTCTAGTTTTTTATTTAGAGTTCCTCCCAGCAGAGATTATGGCTCAATGAATGGTGATCCACAACTTGAGTCATTTCTCAAAGACGCAGATTTAGATGGTAAATCTTTTCATAATGTTATTAAAGATATGCAACAACACGCATCTGTTTATGGTTCTTGTTGGGCATTAATAGATAA